AAAGTAAAACTAATGTTTGATCCCCCTCAAAACTCTTTTTCTGTTGAAAGTTTAAACAAAGAAATTCAAGAGTTAGAGTGGAGGATAAATATAGCAGTAGGAGGATAATACTATGAGCTATGACAAAGATTACATTGAACATGAGGGTCGACTCGGAATGAAATGGCATGTTAAAAACGGACCACCATATCCACTTGATCTGGAGGATTTATCATCAGCCGAAGCAAAAGCAACGCATCCTGGAAACACCAACGATAACTGGTCTGCCAAAGATAAAAAGAAAGCTATTACCACTAGCAAAAATCAAAATGGCCAGAAGAAACGTAGTATGATTGAGCAAATAGGGTATAACAATAAGCAGAAGAAACTTAACGCTACTCGCAAAGCCAATTTAGAGAAAGCTCGAGCAGCTAAGAAAGCTAATGCTACTTATGATGAAGATAAGAAAGCTGCTATTGCCAGCGGCGATGCTAAGCGCATAGCACCTTATCTAACCAAGATGACTACTCAAGAGATTAATGATGCTAGTTCTCGAATTAATCAGATCTCATCAATTAAAACAAAAGCAATTGGCATGGACAACTGGGCTAAACTGGAGAAACTTCAGAAGAATCTAAATATAGTGGGTAATGTTGCTGGTGCTGCTGGTAATATATACAATGCAACTGCAAAAACAGTTAATACTTTTGGCGGAAAGAATTGGCCAATCTGGGGTGAGAGTTCCAAAAAAGATAAAAATGCAAAACATTCAGCTATGAAAGAAGAAGCTGAAGATTATCTCATCATGATAACTCCAATAGCCGACATTAAGGAATAGCCTATGTTATCTAATACAGCTACACCTAAGTATTATGGAAAATTTAGAGACCTTGTATTAGCTGGTGCCATACCGGTTAATAAAGAGATTTCGATGGAAATGAATAGGATTGATGATTTAATCAGAAGTCCTAATATATTTTACGATGAGAATGCAGTTGAAGGTTGGATTGATTTTTGCAATAGTGAGCTAACACTTACCGATGGTACTGATTTAAATCTACTTGATTCTTTTAAACTTTGGGGAGAAGAGGTATTCGGTTGGTACTACTTTGTTGAACGTAGTGTCTTTGTTCGCAATCAATATGGAGATGGACACTATATTAAACGAAAAATAAAGAAACGCCTTATTAATAAACAATACTTAATTGTTGGACGAGGTGCTGCTAAGACAATGTACGCCGAAGCTATACAAGCATACGGGCTTATTGTCGACACGTCAACAACATATCAAGTAACCGTTGCACCAACAATGAAACAAGCTGATGAAGTCCTGTCACCAATTAGGACTGCTATGTCCAGAGCTAGAGGACCTCTAGTTAAGTTTATGACTGATGGTTCTTTACGTAACACAACCGGGTCTCCTGCTAATAGAGTTAAACTTGCCTCAACTAAGAAGGGTATTGAGAATTTTTTAACAAATTCTCTTCTTGATATCAGGCCAATGTCAATTGATAAGCTTCAAGGTTTAAGGGCTCGATATGCAACGGTTGATGAATGGTTGTCTTGTGATATTAACGAGGATGTTGTTGGTGCAATCGAACAGGGAGCTATAAAGAATACAGACTATTTAATAATTTGTACTAGTTCTGAAGGAACGGTTCGAAGTGGTGTCGGTGATACAATTAAGATGGAGCTTATGGATATTCTTAAAGGTAAGTATCCAAATCCTCATGTATCTATTTTTTATTACCGGCTTGATGATGTTAAAGAAGTTGGTGATCCAAATACTTGGGTTAAAGCAAATCCAAATATTGGAATAACAGTTTCATATGAGGACTATCAAGAAGCCGTAACAAGAGCTGAGAATTCTCCATCTACAAAGAATGATATTTTAGCTAAACTATTTGGTATACCTTGTGAAGGCTATACTTACTACTTTACTTACGAAGAAACTCTTCCATTTAGTAGACAAGAGTATTGGCAAATGCCATGTGCAATGGGTGCGGATCTTTCACAAGGAGGAGACTTCTGTTCATTTCTATTTCTATTTCCATTACAAAATTCTCATTTTGGTGTGAAGACAGTAAACTATATAACTGAGCTAACTCTTAATAAACTCCCAACAGCGATGAGAGCAAAGTATCAGGAATTTATTAATGAAGGCTCACTCATCATTATGCCTGGTGTTATCTTGGACATGGACATAGTATATGAAGATCTTGATAAACTTATCTCTGATAGAAATTACGAGGTTTGTGCTTTAGGCTATGATCCATATAACGCCAAAACTTTTATCGATCGATGGACTCAAGAGAATGGGGAATTTGGCGTTGAAAAAGTAATTCAGGGAGCTAAGACTGAGACAGTACCGTTGAAAGACATTAAGACTTTGACTAGTGAACGAATGCTCATCTTTGATGAAAGTATGATGTCTTATACGATGGGCAATGCTATTGTTTTAGTAGACACTAATGGAAATATGAAATTAATGAAACGCAAGTATGAAGATAAGATAGATTCAGTTGCGGCACTAATGGACGCCTTTGTTGCTTATACTCACAATAAAGATGCCTTTGCTTGAAAGGAGAATTCAAAATGCCTAATACGTGGCAAGACGAGATTGCCCATTTTGGTGTAAAGAAACAAAAATGGGGAGTTCGTAGATACCAAAACGAAGATGGTTCTTTAACCCCTGAAGGACGTGAGCACTATGGCGTATCTAAATATGAAAATGATCATTCTGAAGATACTACACTAAAAAAGGGAACTACTATAAATAGATGGGTTACGACCCAAGAGTATGAGTACATTAAAGATTCCTTTGGTCAAAAAGCAGCTGACACATATAGAAAGAACTCCCTTGATAACGATCTGAAAAAACAAACAAAGTATATGTCAGTTGATGGGATCAAAAACCAAAGACAAAATGGTAAAGATTTTTATGCTTCTTGGTTTCTTGATAATGGTTGGCAACCAGAAAATGCCTCATTGGTCGAATATACATTGACAAAGGATATTAATGTTGCTTCTGGCAAAAAGGTTATGGAAACAATGCTTGATGAATATGGCAGTGTAAAACTTAGTGAAGCTTTAACAAAAACAAAAGATACGACAACAAATAATGGCGTATTTTCAACTATGACCTCAGATTATACAAGCAATACAGACAAACTCTTTGACAGAGTTAATGAGAAACTCCAAAAACAGGGTTACGATGCCATAGAAGATGTTAATGATCCTAATACGGATATGCCAATTATTTTGTTTAATTCGACAAAGAATGCCAAAAGCACACCAAAAGCCCAAACTGGTGAGGAATACCTTGATGCTTTATATAAAAAACAGGCATCACACAATGAATAGGAGGCTAGCAATGAACACCAAGGACGGCAATGGTAGAGGGGGTTTAAAAGATGGCATCAATAGTTAATAGGTTCCGATCAGGATGGAACGCTTTCTTAGGCCGAGATCCTACGGAGGAATACCGAAACGATTATGGCTCAGTCACAAGTTATCGACCAGATCGTATTCGTTTTACGAGAGGTAATGAACAATCAATTGTTGCCTCAATTTATAACAGAATTGCTATGGATGTCATGATGATTGATTTTCGTCATGTTGTTCTTGATAAAGATGGTCAATACAAAGAGACAGTTGATTCTGCATTAAACGATTGTCTTACTGTTGAGGCCAATGCTGATCAGACAGCTAAGGCATTCATACAAGATATTGTTCAATCAATGTTTGATGAGGGTGTGGTTGCTATAGTTCCAACTGATACTACAACAAATCCAGAAGATTCTTCATCCTATGACATAAACGAGCTTAGGGTTGCTAAGATACTCCAATGGTATCCATTGTATGTGAAAGTTAGATGCTATAACGAGCGTATCGGTAAAACTCAGGATATAGTTATGGCAAAATCTGCAGTGGGCATAATTGAGAATCCATTGTATTCCATAATGAATGAGCCAAATTCGACCTTACAGAGATTGATACGAACAATAAATGCTCTCGATGTTGCTAATGCTCAGAACGGTTCGGGAAAGTTAGACATCATTATTCAACTTCCCTATACTATTCGTTCTGATATTCGAAAGAAGCAAGCAGAAGAGAGAAGAAAGTCAATTGAAACCCAACTGGCTGGATCAAAATATGGAATTGCTTATGCTGATGCAACTGAACATATAACTCAGTTAAATCGATCTGCAGAGAATAATCTATTTGAACAGTCGACTACCTTAACTGCCCAGTTATACAATCAGTTGGGATTAACTACGACGATCTTCGATGGTTCAGCAGATGAAAAAACTATGCTTAACTATTACAATCGTACGATTGATCCAATCTGTTCGGCAATTGCTGATGAACTATTGCGCAAGTTCGTCTCCAAGACAGCTAGAACTCAGAACAAATCAATTAAATATTTTAGAGATCCATTTAGCTTAGTTCCCGTTGGACAGTTAGCCGATATTGCAGATAAGTTTACTAGAAATGAAATTCTAAGTTCTAATGAAGTTAGAGCGGTTATCGGTTATAAGCCGTCATCTGAAGCAAGAGCTAATCAGTTAGTTAACAAAAATATTAATATAAAAGATGCTGGTTCTCAATCATCAAACGAATCACAAGACTCTTCAACTTCTGTTGACGAAATTCAAAATGACTCCAAAAATGATTCATCTAGCATCAATAGCAAGGAGGAAACATCATGAAGTATGATTTCTCTGGTTGGGCATCAAAAAATGATATATTGTGTACCGATGGTACCATAATAAGAAAAGATGCTTTTAAAAATCAGAACGGAAAAATAGTTCCTCTTGTGTACAACCATAATCATGATGATATTGAAGAAGTTCTCGGGCATGCACTTCTTGAAAATCGTCCGGAGGGTGTTTACGCGTACTGTTCACTTAATGATACGCACAATGCCTCACTTGCAAAGAATCAGGTCGAGCATGGGGACATAGTATCTCTCTCCATCTTTGCAAATAATTTAAAGAGACAGGGTAGTAACATCATTCATGGTGTCATAAGAGAAATAAGTTTGGTACTTGCTGGAGCTGATCCAAAAGCGTGTATTGACTATGTAGTTAGTCATAATGCGGATGATGGCGAGTCAGCAGTAATTTATTACGATGAAGAACTCTTTTTAGAGCATGGAGATAAATCTATGAGTTGTGGAGATACAAAGAAAAAGAAACCAATCGATCATGCTGATCCTGATCTGATGGACGAAGAGGAAGATATGGATGATAGTGAAGACTCTTCTGAAGATGAAAATGTCCAGGATGTAATGGATACACTTTCATCTAAACAGCGTAAAGTTGTTAATTTCCTTCTGGCTCAGGCTAAGAAAGGAAATACAAAACCTGCAGTAGCAATTGAGCATGCCGGAGAAACTCCTCCCGCCAAAAAGGATGGAGAGAATGCCAGCGCTTCTGCTAATGGAGAAGAGACAGTGCAAGATGTTCTCAATACTCTTTCCGATAAGCAGAAAAATGTTGTTGGATTTATTATCAATGAAGCAGTTAAAGCCGCTAAAAGTGGTTCTTCAACTGGCAATACTAAAGAAAATCCTGAAGGAGGACAAACAATGAAACACAACGTATTTGATACAGAAACTGCTGATGATCAGAACGTAATCAGCCATGATGACATGAAGGTCATCCTTGAGGGTGCTAAAAGAACTGGCAGTCTTAAATCTTCTATCGAAGATGAACTGGACGGTGGAGTACTTGCTCATGCTGTTACCGATGCTAGCGGCAAAACTGTTACCTATGGAGCAGCAAACATTGACTATCTCTTCCCGGAAGCAAAGAATATCACAAATACTCCCGAGTTCATTAAGAGAGAGACTGAGTGGGTTCAGACCGTAATGAGTAGTGTTCATCGTACTCCTTTCTCTAGAGTAAAGTCAACGTTTGCTAACATAACAATGGATGAGGCACGTGCTAAGGGTTATGCAAAGGGCAAACTGAAGAAGGAAGAAATCTTCTCATTGCTTAAGAGGACAACTGATCCTCAGACAATCTATAAGAAGCAGAAAATGGATCGTGAGGATATCACTGACATTATCGACTTTGATGTTGTTGCATGGATCAAAGCTGAAATGAGAATTATGCTGGATGAGGAACTTGCTCGTGCAATTCTTATTGGAGATGGCAGACTTTCTTCTGACGATGACAAGATTTCTGAAGATCACATTCGCCCTGTTGCAACTGATGCTGAACTTTATACCATTAAGGCTCCGATTAAAGTGGCAACAACAGCAACTAATGCTCAGATAGCTAAAGAGTTTATTGATACAGCAGTCCGTTCAAGAAAGAACTATAAGGGCTCCGGCACACCGACCCTCTTTACAACAGAGGACTTCCTTACTGAAATGCTTCTACTTGAGGATACAATCGGACATAAACTCTATAAGTCTGTTGAGGATCTTGCAACAGCTATGAGAGTTAGTAAGATTGTTACTGTTGAAGTTATGGAAGACGATCAGATTACTGTTTCAGGAACAGCTTATCAGTTGGCTGGAGTCATTGTCAATCTTATGGATTATAACGTAGGTGCAGACAAGGGTGGTGCTGTGTCTCTGTTTGAGGACTTTGACATAGATTACAACCAGGAGAAGTATCTCATTGAGACTCGCTGCTCAGGTGCTCTTATAAAGCCTTATGCGGCCATTTCACTTTATGTAGAGAAGGAGGTTTCAGGGTCGTAAATCATGGCTAAATCATACGAGACTATCGGTTATGCTGATCAAGTTGAGACTGCACCAAGTGTTTGGGAAGACCAGATAACGGAGAAACAGTGTTATGTCGATGTTGAACGAAACATTAGAAGAATGCAGCCAACAGATAATCTGAATGATGATCTGTGTATCAATAATCAGTTATCGTTTATCGCCGATCCGTATGCCATGAATAACTTCCACAATATTCGGTATGCCACGTTCATGGGCACTAAATGGAAAGTTACTACAGTTGAAGTGAAATTTCCCCGATTAACTCTTCAACTGGGCAACGTATATAACGATGGGACAAGCGGAGGTTGATAACACAGATGAAGACCAGACTTACACTGGATGCAGAGCTTCGAACTATATTAGGCTCAAATAACTGTTACTTTCAGCCTCCAGCATCCAAAAAGATGACGTATCCTGCCATTGTCTATGAGAAGGCTAAAAGTCAGATAACGCATGCCGATGACAAAACTTATTTGCACAGAACTAAATATACGATAACGTCAATCAGTGCTAATCCAGATACAACAATTCCAGATGATTTAGTTAATCATTTCGATTATTGTTATCTGGATCGGCATTTTACTTCAGATGGATTGAACCATGATGTCTTGGTTCTTTACTACTGATAACTAATAAAAGAGAGAGGTATAAAAATTATGGCTAAACTTGTATGGGACGATGCTGGAAAGCACCTCTACGAAACAGGCGTTAAGATGGGTGTATTCTATCCCCTTACTGCTGGCACCTATCCTAAGGGGTATGTTTGGAATGGTCTGTCAACGGTAACTGAATCTCCTTCAGGAGCTGAAGCGAATGATCAGTATGCAGATGACATTAAGTACATCTCAATTCGTTCAGCCGAGGAATTCGGTGCAACTATCGAATGCTTCACATTCCCTGATGAATTCATGGCTTGTGATGGACTCGGAACTCTGGTGGAAGGCGTTACTGTTGGACAGCAGTCACGTAAAGCATTTGGTTTCTGCTACAGAACAGTTCTTGGCAATGATACCGAACTGAATGATTATGGCTATAAGCTTCATTTGATCTACAACGCTACGGCTTCTCCAGCTGAGAAGGAGTATTCGTCGATCAATGATAGCCCTGAGGCTTTAGCATTTAGTTATGAGATCACAACAACCCCTATTAATGTAACAGGCTTCAAGCCTACTGCAAAGGTAGAAGTTGATTCAACAAAGGTATCAGCAACAGGACTTGCAGCACTTGAGAAAGTACTTTATGGTGAAGAGGGTGTTAGTGGATCTGATGCTAGACTTCCTCTTCCTGACGAAGTTAAGACACTTGTTGCCACAGTTTGAACAACTAAATAAAGGCCACGTGAGGTTTGCCTAGGCAACTAGTCCGTGAAAGCTCGACTCTTGGAGTAGTGAGAAAGCTAACATGAAAGTTAGGGGATCTGAAAAATGGTCCCCTTTTTATTTGAAAGGAGAGAATATTCACTATGTATAAAATGACAGAAACTTATGAGGATTATAACGGAACAAAAAGAACAGAGGATTTTTATTTTAATCTAAATAAAGCAGAATTACTTGATCTTCAAATGTCTTACGGCGGACAGTTACAGAATACTCTTCAGAAGATGGTTTCGGCAAATGATAGCGATAAACTTTTAGCCTTCTTCAAGGATATTTTGCTTAGGTCCTATGGCGAAAAGTCAGATGACGGAAGACGTTTCATTAAAAATGAAGAAACTAGGAATAACTTTACTCAGACTGAAGCATTTTCTCAGATCTATCTTAAACTTACTCAGAACGAAACAGAGTCACAGAAATTTGTTCGCGGAATTATGCCAGCAGATATTCAGGAAAAGGTTGCTTCTCAGGAAACTAGTCGGCAGATAACGGCTGAACCTGGCAAATCACCTGTCGGGAACGTTACCCCAATACGATAAGTAGTAAAGGAGCAATAATATGCTCAAGATTAAGGTGAAAGGACAAGAACTTTTCAATGATATTACTCAGGAGTTCTTTACAATTAATGATCAGGAAATTGAACTTGAGCATTCTTTATTATCGGTATCAAAGTGGGAAGCGAAATGGCATAAGCCTTTTTTAGAGACTGCCAAAACTGGTTTCACACCAGAAGAAGAGATAGACTATGTTCGTTGTATGACAATCAATAAGAATGTTGATCCAAGAGTATATTATAGTTTATCCCAGGATAATCGAAAAGAAATTGAATCTTATATAAATGATCCAATGACAGCCACAACAATAACTCATATTCAGAAAAGACCAAATCGTGAGATAGTTACTTCTGAGATCATATATTATTGGATGGTTTCTTTTCAGATTCCTTTTGACTGTCAAAAATGGCATCTCGCTCGGCTTATGACTTTGATTGAAGTTTGCTCAATTAAGAACGACCCGAATAAAAAGAAAATGCGCAAGAATGAGATAGCTCAACGTAATAGAGCACTTAATGCTGAGCGAAAGGCTAAGTACCATACCAGTGGTTAAAAGGAGGAATTATTTATGAGGGTATACTTTACTCAAAAAGGTGATTTCTCTAAAACAAAGTCATTCCTTCAACAAATAAAAGAAAAAAGATATTTAAACATTTTAGATAAGTACGGCCAGCAGGGAGTAGATGTTTTATCATCAGCAACTCCTGAACGAACAGGCCTTACCTCTAAGTCATGGTCTTATTCCATAACGGTAACCGAGACAACAGCAACAATCTTTTGGAATAATTCCAACGTAAACAATGGAGTAAATATTGCAGCATTGATTCAGTATGGTCATGGAACAAAAAATGGGGGTTACGTGCAGGGTATTGATTATATCAATCCAGCATTAGCTCCTTTATTTGAAAAATTAGCTAAAGATGCGTGGGAGGAGGTGATCCGTAAGCCATGAGTGATACAATTGATCAAAGAGTTGTAGAGATGCGACTTGATAACTCGAATTTTGAAAAAAATGCTCAGACTTCAATGGACACCACAGAAAAATTAAAAAAGAGTTTAGATTTTAATGGCACAGCCAATAGTTTAAACGAGGTTGGCAAAGCTGCTAGTAATCTAAACTTCTCTGGTGTTGCTAGTGCAGTTGACTCAATAAACAATAAGATGTCACTACTTGGTACCTTCTCTAAGCGTATTATGGAAAATGTAGCTGATGGCGCTTTTCAGATGGGAAAGAGCCTTTTAACGTCAATAAGTGGCATTAACGATGCATCGGCTGGTCTTGAGAAATTTGGCCAAAAATCATCAGCAGTTGGCACAATGATGATCGCCACTGGAAAAAGTATTGATGAAGTTGGAGAAGTGTTGGAAGATCTTAACTGGTTTACTGATGAAACCAGCTATAGCTTTACTGATATGGCTGATACAATGGGTAAATTTGCCGCATCTGGAGAGAAAGATCTTACTAAACTTGAATCAACAGTCAAAGGAATAGCTACTTGGGCAGCAGCATCTGGCGCGAATGCATCGACTGCCTCTCGAGTAATGTATCAGTTGTCGCAGGCTTATGGTTCCGGCGTCATTAAACTTCAGGACTGGAAGTCAGTTGAAACCGCAAACATGGCTACACAAACGGTAATGAATAAACTCATTGCTGAGGGTGGAGATGCTGCACAAGCTGCCGTTGCTAAATATGGTTCATTTCGTGATAGTCTTCGAGCGGGTTGGCTTACAACAGATAAGTTTAATGCTGTTATGGCTGATTACAGTGAAGGCATAAACCAAGCTAATTATGAAAATGGCGAGTTTACAAAAGGAACTACTGCTTTCTCAGAATCAGTATTTAGAGCAGCTCAGGAAGCAAGAACTTTTCAAGATGTTTTAAATGCTCTTAAAGATGCTGTCCAATCTGGATGGATGCATACCTTCGACATACTCATCGGTAACAAAGAAGAAGCAGCAGGATTCTTTACTGGGCTTGCAAATATGCTTATTACAGTTGCTGGTGCTTTTACTGAACTAAGAAACTCAATGGCTCAAGCTTTTGTGGATGCTGATGGGCGTAATAGTGCATTATCTGTTCTAGTCAATATCATGAATGGTTTGTATAGAATTCTTACGCCAATAGCCGACGCATTTAAAGAAGTATTTCCTACTAACTTTGGAACAGTATTAGCTGGAGCAACTAAAAGTTTTGCTGATTTTACAAAGAATATTCAATTAACAGCACCGCAAATGGAAATTTTGAAAGAAGTATTTGTGGCAATATTCTCAGTACTAAAAGGTGGACTAAGTGTAATAAAGGCTATCCTTAAGTTACTTTCACCTCTTGGAAAAGTACTAATTAGTGTTGCTAAAGCAGTTGGAAACTTATTGCAAAATGTTGATAAACTCAATGCTCCAATGAAAGAATTTTTCAACATGATTAAGAATTCCAAACCTTTTCAAATGTTTATTTCAATACTAAAAGACTTTGCATCAGTTTTAGTTGTCGTAATATATGAAATTGGTCAGGCAATAAAAGCTCTTGTACAGTCTAAACAGTTTCAACAAGTGTTAGGTATAGTCCTTTCAACACTAAAAACATTTGGCGAAGTAGCTCTTGGTGTTGTTGTTAAGGCGGTTGATGCAATTGTTGTAGCGTTCAAAAAACTTAAGTCAGCAGATTTCAAAATGCCTTCTTTGGAAACGTTCTTAAAGAAGATCGCCAATCTTGGCAATACAATTTCGTCTCATTTAAGTGTATTGGATGGTGTTAAAACAAATGTAAATGGATTATTTAATCCATTCGCCAAATTAGGAACATTAATTTCAAACCTCCCGACAGTTATTGGTAATATTAAGACTGCTATAACCGGTGGTGGAACAGCACTTGATGGGGTTAATGCTGGAATTAAGACTTTCAGTAATAATGCAGATACGGCGTCAGCAAGTGTTACAGGAGCCAAGACATCACTGAAAGGATTTGCTGGCGTTATCTATTCTGTTCTTGACAAGTTATCTGGAGCAAACAATATTTTTGGAGTTATTGCCTCGGGCCTTAAGCAATTTATTGCTGTGGCATCAAAAATTGACTGGGGTGGTTGGCTAAAAATTGGAATCATTGTAGCCTATGTTGCAATGATGGTCAAGCTTATTCATAGCTTCACTAATCTGAGCAATACTATTAATAATTTCACCACCGGACCAGTGTCCGCATTTACAAAACTAGTTAATAATGCTGCTATAGCTATAAAAGGTTTTTCTGATTATTTAACTAAACCAAGGTGGCAAGATACGCTCAAATCTGTTGCAATATCAGTTCTTTTATTATCGGCATCTTTGCTGATCTTATCTAAAATACCAACTGAACAACTAATCCAAGCAGCCATTACAATGGGTGTACTAGCGGTTGGCATAATTGCCTTTGCAGCAGCGATGGCTTGGTTGTCTCAAAAAGTTAATTCCAAAACACTGGGTGTTCTATCAGTATCACTTATTTCTTTATCTTTGTCATTGCTCATATTTGCCGCAGCAATTCGTACTTTTACAAATATGACAAACGATCAGATGATGCAAGGGTTAGTTGGTACTATGGCAACACTAGCAATCATGTTTTTAGCAGTTAAAGGATTTTCAACTCAAGCTCCGATGATGATGAAAGTTGGTGCATCTCTGATAATCTTTGCTTTTGCGTTAAGAACTTTTGCTAAGACAATTGTAATTTTAGCTAATAACAAAGGAATTCAGTCAGTATTAACTGGAATTAAAGATGCTGTTGGAAACTTCTTGAAATGGCTTGCTGGTTTGAATATGCAACAGGCTATTACTGTTATCGGAACTTTAGGAACCATTGGGGTTCTTCTTGGTGTATCACTTAAGAAGATAACTAAAGCTGTTGATAGCATTGGCAATACTATGCTTAAAATTGCTGCGTCAATGCTCATTCTTTGGGCAGCATTTGCATTATTCTTGCAATTAGATTATACAAAGATGCAGGATGCTATTACCGTTATGGGCGTTCTTGGAGCTAGCCTTGTTGTATTTGCAGGATTCTTAAATGTATTTTGCGACAATAAAGCAACTAGTGGAAATGGTTTAGCTGATACTGCTAACTCAATGATTAAACTAGCAGCTGCTTTAGGATTAGTTGCTGGAGCATTATGGATATTAAATAAATGTGATATGAACAAAGTTGCAACCGGTGGTCTTGTGCTAATAGCAATGCTATTTGCATTAGCTGGTGCAATGAAAATCATGGAAAACGTTCAGACAGTTAAGGTTGCCGCCAGTATATTAGCATTGGTTGTGTCAATATATTTGCTAATTCCAGCATGTGTTGCTCTTGGCGCTTTGGTTTCACTTCTTCCGACTATAGCTATTGGTTTCGGTGTGGTTATTGCTATGATATTAGCAATGGGTGCAGCAGTAAAGATGATGGAAAATGCTAATGCTGGTAAAATAGCCGCTGAGATGCTTATAATGACTGTTGCAATTGGCATTCTCGGTGTTGTATTAACGAGTTTAGCAAATCTTCCATATGAAGCAGTATTAGCTTCTGGAGCAGCCTTATCTGCAACATTATTAGCCATGTCATTGGCTGTCAGTAAGATGAATACTGATGCTTGGGGCACCAAGATAGCAATGCTAGCAGCTTTAAGTGTGTCAATGGTTGCCTTTGGTTACTCAATGTCATTAATGGCCAATGTCCCTTGGCAAACAGCAGTTGCAGCAGCAGGCGGTTTCTCCGCGGTAATACTTGCATTTGCCTTAGCAACTGATATGCTTACAAGCAAGATAAAGACAATTAAAGCTATGAGTGTAGCAATGATAGCTCTTGGCGCAGCCTTGGCAATTGCATCAGTGGCTTTTAGTGTTATGGGCCAAATAAATTGGAAAGAAGCTTCAAAAGGTGCTATTGCTTTCGGCGCCATTATGATAGTATTTGCAGCAATAGCCTCTAATGTTAAGTCAAGTGACTCAACACAGTTAGGTGTAGCTATGATTGCTTTAAGCGCTGCACTGACACTTGCAGCTATTGCTTTTGGCATTATGGGTTTGGTCAATTGGGATCAGGCTGTATCAGGCGTTCTGGCCTTTAGTTTGATCATGGTCGTATTTGCCGGTATTGCAGCTCAAACACAAGGTGCTGATATGATTGGAACAGCGGCATCACTAATTATATTATCAGCAGCGATTTGTGTTATAGCGGTTGCTTTAGCTATTCTTGGAGCAGTTGATGCAGCACCGGTTATGTCCAGTGTATTAGCTATTAGTTTGCTTATTGGTGTGTTTGGCTTGTTAGCTGGTTTAACACAGGGTGTTGATCTAATTGCAACAGCAGCTGGTTTGCTGGTATTCTCTGTAGCAATAATTGCTATAGCAGCAGCATTAACTGTATTGTCATCGTTAGATGTTGGCGCAATGTGGGGTGCAATAGGAGCAATTGCTGTAGTAGTTGCTTTGTTTGGAGCATTAGTTGTTGTCCTTTCACTATTCCCGGCATCTATAGCAGTATTAGGTGCAATAGCAGCTGCATTTGCTGGCTTTGCTTTAGCGGCAATTGCTGTGGGAGCTGCAATAGCTCTAGTCTGTGTTGGCTTTGCCTTGCTAACTGCAGCCATAGGTTTTGTATTACCGGTCTTAGCATCATTTATGGCAATGCTTCCACAACTTATAACGAACATTGCCGATGTAGCTAATAGAGCTAATGATGTTTCATCATTAGGTAATGCTTTAGTTATATTGGGCATTGGATTAGTTGCTGTTGGTGCTGGCGGTGTTGTTGGGGCAATTGGCTTAATTGCTATTGCCGCAGCTTTAGCAATAGCCAGTGTTGCAATAATGATGTTTGCAACGTGTGTAGAAGAAGCTTCAAAGATAATTGGCGAGGACTTTATTCTTGGTATTATTAAAGGCTTAACTAACGGAATATCGTCTATTGTTAAGGCGGCAATTAACGTTGGTCAAGCATTGATGGATGGCATTTGTGAATTCTTGGGGATTCATTCTCCTTCTACAGAAGGCGCAACTGTTGGAACTAACTGGATAGCCGGTATTATTAACGGGATAAAAGATAATATTGTAAACGTCTTCACAGCAGGTAGCTCAACAGGTGAAGCTCTTCAATCTGGATTACAGGAGACTACAGAAAACGGCGAAGCAAAAGAGTCTGGCACCAGTGTAATAAGCAAGTTTATTGATGGCGTAAAAAGTGGTGATTTAGGTGCCGTTGGCAGTGCGTTGGGTATTGACTTTGGTAGTAACTTGTCCGATGGTGTTACGAGTAGTACATCTGGACTAAGTAGTTATATTGCCAAGCTTCTGGATATGTCTTCATATGCAAAGGGACAAGTCAGTCAAAGCAAAGCCAAACGAGGAGGTGGACCATCAAAAGCAGCAAAAGCATTTTGGAACAGATCTGGAGCTAACGCTAAGCCAGATTATAGTAACTGGACTGATATGTTCGATCTCGGTGATTTTACAGGAAGCAATAATGATGCACCAGAACCACCAGAACCACCAGAACCACCAGAACCACCAGATGCTCTATCTAAATCCACGGATGGACTAGCCAATTCAGCAAGTGGTGCAGCTGCAGCAGAGAAGACTCTTGCTGAATCTATTGCTGACTCAACTGACGTCATGGTTTATGGCCAGGATGTAGTTGATGCATTTCAGAAGCAATATGAAAAGTTTTACGGGGCTGTTGGTACAACGACCGCGGTTGATGCGTCTAAAGCAGCAATTACATCGTTGTCTATGGATTTGTATAATTCATCGCTTAAGACCAAGAGTGCTTATGAATTGGCCCAAGAAGCAGCTTTATCAACTGAAGAGAAGATGAAAAATATTAAGCAGGCGTTTACTGATACCTTTGATGGTATTAAGTCTGCTATTGATGGTGCCATCGATATCTTCAGCGAATTTAAAACAAGCGAAGCTCTTTCTCCAGATCAAGTTATGAATAACATGAATAGTAATCTTAATGGCGTTACTAAATGGACTAATGATCTAACGACATTAATGGGGAACGGTATTAGTACAGACTTAGCAGCTATGCTTGCAGAGAAAGGACCCGAAGGAGAGTCAACCGTTCAGGGACTTCTTGGTATGAGTGATACTCAGTTAGCCGAATATGATGCCAAGTATGCAACAATTCAGCAGTTGTCAACACAATTTGCTGGTAGTCTGATGGGCACAATGGCACAGCAATCAGTATTAGCCGCGCAACAAGCAGCCACATCAGCAACACAGGTGGCAGCAGGCTTTACTGATCAAATGACTAACGTTGAATCTGCAAACATTTCTACTAGTATGGAAACGGCAGGAACTAAAGCCATTGACTCTTTCAACAAAGCAATGGGTGTTGCATCGCCATCAACTGAAACAGCAGAATCAGCTAAATTTGCTGCTCAGGGATTTCAAAATGGTCTTCTTGGAGTAGGCAAAGCGACGGGTGTTTCTAATGCTCAGTTGTATATGTATAATCCAATGGAAACTGTCGGAAAGAAACTTATTGAAATTATTAAAACATACTTGAATTATGATGATTTCAAGAAGATCGGCGAAGACATATGTAAAGGTTTAGCCCAGGGTATCGCTGAGAATCAACATTTAGCAGTGGATGCAGCAGAAGAAATGGCTTCTGACGTTAACGACATAGTCAAAGATACTGAAAAGAGCCATTCACCATCAAAAGTTATGTGGAACTTGGGTGACTATGTCGCTACAGGCTTTGCTAATGGTATTTCAGATAATGCTAAGTTAGCTACAACAGCGGCTGAGAGAATGGCAATAGGTGTTAATGATCAACTCTCAGCATCAGCAAAGTCAATGTCAGATGCTATGAATACTGTAATGAGTTCTAATTTACAACCGTCAATACGACCAGTCATGGATTACTCAAACATCCAGACTGGTGCATCAAATATTAGTAGCATCTTGGGTGGTCAAGCAGATGTTGCTGCTGAAATTAACAATGGGGTTGATAATGATCGGGCTTCTATAGCTGAATTACTCAGCACAACAAAGTCAATCCTGGTAGCTGTTAGAAACGGTAGCGATGTCTACATTGATGGAGATGCAGTCATAGGTCAGATTAATAGGAGGCTTGGACAGCTATGAGAACATTTACTCTTGTCAATGGCAATGGAGAAGAGTATTCAATTACTTCAAAAGAGTCATTCTTCCATGATCCTAAAGGTTTGGGCTATGGTCGATCTAATACGTATCGGCAAATCGGCAACCGTTGGGTGCTGGTTAAAACTCTGCCAACGCAGAACTCTATAACTGGTTCGTTGCTGCTATTAGGGGCGTCTCCCTATGATCAGTATAATCAATTCTTAGAGTTCTGTGGTAGTGAGTCGTTAGTATTAAAGTACCAAACCACCAACATCATTTATTCTCGTGATGTTATTTTGTCCAAAGTTGAAAAGACAGAAATAGATAAAGATTGGCACGGACTAGACTTAGACTTAACATTTACTTGCATGAGTCTTTGGACTCGAACACTAACAACTACCAATAAGCAATCTGTACAGAAAGTTTTCTGGCCGATTGTATGGCCAATTACTTGGGGGCAAAATTCTCCAATGTCTATGACTGTCCAATCAACAAGTCACCAAAATTCTCCATCGTTATTAACCATTAATGGGCCATTTAGTGACCCATCATGGAGACATTATGTTAATGGTGTGTTGTACGAAACTGGAGCGGTTCATTGCACGATCCCAGAGGGGGCCATGCTATTAGTTGATAATCGCTTTGGCGATGAATCAATGAAAGTGGTTACCACTGATGGCACTCTGATACAAGATGTGTACCCGCTTTCAGATTTTTCTACCAAACGATTTATTAACATTCAGTATGGAGCAAATACGATTATAGTACAGTCAGCATCAGCCAATGTTGTAACTGTTAAACTGGAGGTGAAGATAACATATGAATCAGTGTGATGTGAACTTCTTCGATTCCGATTTAACCAATATTCATCATGACATAGTGGCTGAGACGATTTCTATCGACGAGGACTATTTGTCTCCTGCTGTTAGTACAATAAAAATAGGTTTGACTAAGACTGTTGTTGAGAGGAACTTTATCTATATTACTGGAACTGCAACTTTCTTTGGTGTAGTTACTGAAGTAACTGATGACGGTTACCAGACAACAGTCAAGTTCAAACCATTTATAGGAATTTTTGATCAACAGGTATTGTTCAAAACGAGTTTTCAAAACAAGGACGGTAAGGCAACAAGCCCAACATCTTTGGAGCAAGTTCTAGCTGATCTCATTACTCAATATTGGATAAGTTCTTCTGATTCGAACCAGAATATTACTGGCCTTTCTGTTACTACAACATCTAGTACAACTACCTGGGGTTTTGATATTGACGCCGGGTTTACCAAGCAAACAACCGATTCTGCCGGTAATTCTGTTGAAGAGAATATTCCATATGCTATAACTGACATGTACTCTGTTCTTATTAAACGAGCTATGTCCGATTATGGCGTAGCAATAAATGCAACAGTTAACTTCAATAGTAAGTCAATTGCTTTGAGAATAGGAACAAATAGCACCTTACAAAGCATTGAAGCTGACTCCGATGCAATCACGATCTCTGAATTCACAATAAGTAAAGCATCCTCGTTAACCAATAAGCTTGAGATCTGGAATGTAGATGATTTTACACAAAAAGTATATTACTATCTATATTCCGATCACACTTATGGAACTGACAATAAAGATAGAGTTTTACCAGTTGTTGAGGAGATAAAAACTGCTCAAAAAACGGATGAACAAAAAGATTCAAATGGCACAGTCACAACAGCAGCTATAACTTTTGAAGAAGCTGCCAAGACTGTTGCTGATGATACTTTTGGCGGAACAACGTGGGATAATCTCATTGAGTTAGAGATGGCTAATGAGAACACAACAGTAAAACCAAACAATCTTCAATTAGGGCAGACAGCATTAATAATACATAACGATTCTGTTTATTCATCAATACTTACTGGAAAAAAGATAAGCGATAATATCACACTAACTTTCGGTACCGTAAGAGTTGATCTAACAAAGAAACTTAAGTTAGGAGGTTATCTAAAATGAGCGTTGTAACAACTATTAAGGTATTCCAAGATGCCTCGATGTCAGATCAAGATTTTGCAATTCTTGCAGAGACACTGACTCCTAGCTATAGTGGAATTCTTTACGGATGTAACCCGACTATCTCGAATGCAACAACACTCCATGTTGCCCAAGGATGGGTTATGGTACGAGGGAGACTCATAACCATTACAGAAGGTGATATGACAGTATCCCTTCCAACCTCTGCGACCGAAACAAAATATTTATTATTGACAGTTGATCTTGCAAATGCTGCAACACCTGTAACACTTACTCTTGCTGACTCGATTCCAACAGACTCCTCGAACTTTAATGAAACAACAGGAATTGCATACTTATCAATAGCAACAGTTGTAATAGGTAGCGGTGGAATTTCTTCGGCTGTAATAAGCGGAAAAATGGGATCTAAGTCCGACACGACATTATATTCTATTGCCACAGCATCTTGGAGCACTAACACAACAACTGTAAGTGGTGTTGCATACCATACCTATTCTATACCGGTTACTTCTGTTGCAGACCCTACTCCTGATGTATTAATCGGTGTTACAGAGGGTTCAGTTTTACCAACAACTGCAGAGCAGAATGCTTTTAATTCCATAAAATATGCCACAATCGATACGTCGACCATGACATTAACCCTTTATGCGGAATTTGTCCCTACTTCTGACTTTTACATAAAAGTAAGAGGTGTTCGATGACCTACGATGAATTTTTATTAAAATTATTTAATGACAAACGAGTTCAGAACGTTTCATTGCCAGAATTATCAATGGTGGCGTCAAGTTCGTTTGATATTTTATGTGGGAGGGGGAATAATGCCAATGGATCCGGTAGAAGCTGCACAGACAGCTACTAATAGTTACTTGATCATCTGCTCGATTATTACTTCGACGGCAGCAGTAGTAGCTATTATAATAACTTTAATACGTTTTATGAAATCCCCAAATACTAGACAAGATGAACGTCTTAGTGGATTGGAGGGACGCATGGATTGTGTTGAGAAGCATATTGATTCAGATAACAAGCGATTGCAAATTATTGAGGAGGGCAACCGAGTTACTCAGAGAGCATTATTGGCTTTATTGTCTCATGCGCTTGACGGAAACGATACTGATGAACTTAAAAACGCAAAGGATAAGCTTAAAGAGTACTTGGTTAACAAATAGTATGAGGAAGTTTTTAAATTTACTAGTCGCTAAAATCAAAAATGCTAATGGTCTTGATCATTATTTGGTATTTTCTTTTACAGCACTTATAATTTACACAATAGTTGAACAAATATTGACTTCGTCTGGAATTAGTGAGCATTCAACATTGACAACATGTTTCTTTGCTGCTTTTGGAGGAAATAACTTATCTTGCGTTATAATAAAGGTTTTCAAATTACATCAAGAAACAAAAGTATTGAATGGAACCGACTATTCCTCCAATATTGATATACCAGACGAGGAAACTGAAAAATCCAAAGAAAGTGAGGCAGAAGGATGACCGTAATATTGTTTTGTAAACTCTTTGTCATAGCTGGAGTCATATCGGCTCTTTTGACAGAGACTATCAAAAAAGTTCTTCAAAATATGAAGAAAATGGACTATAGTACTAACATCATCGCTCTTATAGACGCAGTGGTTATTGGTGGTATTGGCATGGTCATTTATTATTACTTAACTGGTATCCCATTTACTGGACCAAATATTGTGTGGATATTTTTAATGATTTTAGCAGTATGGTTCGGGAGTATGAACGGTTTTGATAAGGTACAGCAGACGATTGATCAGATAAAGCAATACATTAAAAAATAAGATTGAGAGGCGGTGATTTACATGGGGCAGATAATTGATATTTCGCAATTCAATAATGTAACCGATTTTAGTAAAGTTAAACAAAAGGTAGAGGCTGTAATAATTCGACTCGGATATAGAGCGTGTCTTACTGGGAAAATCACCACAGATCTTTTATTCGAGAAGCATTTAGCTGGTTGCAAAGCCAATGCTATACCATTTTCATTATATTTTGTAACAACGGCTATAAATATACTTGAAGCAAGGCAAGAAGCAATGTTCGTTGCCAATGCTGCAAAAAAGTATATGAATGAATATCCTCTTCCAGTATTTGTTGATACAGAGACGGTAAAAGTGAATGGATGTGAAGGACGTTCAAACGGTCTTGAACCATCTCTTCGTACACGCATAATTCAAGAATTCTGCAATACACTTCAAAGTCAAGGAGTTCCTGCTGGGATTTATGCTGGAGCTAATTGGCTTAATAATAAACTTCAAATGAGCAGATTACCATTTTCAGTTTGGTGTGCAGATTACAGCGGAGCTTTAGATTATAAAGGATCTTATGTCTTATGGCAGTACACATCAACTGGTGAAATAGATGGGATTAAAGGTCATGTTGACATCAGTAAAAGATATTCTTCCAATGAAGTTGTTCCAACACCGGCACAACCATCATCAACCGAATCTGACAATATAAAATCAGTTTTGGCAGTAATGAGTAAAGAAGTTGGCTATTTGGAAAAGAAATCTGGAGATATTAAGTATCTTTACAGCAAGACCGCTAATGCCGGAAGCGGTAATTATACTAAATATGGTGCTGAGATGCATGCTATATACCCAAAAACAATGGATTATCCAGCTCCTTGGTGTGATGCTTGGTTTGATTGGTGTATTTATCAAGTATTTGGAAAGAGGGCCCCAGAAGTATTAAGAGGACAATTTGATGATTATACGATAAATTCAGCGGCTTATTACAAGAAAGCTGGTGCGTGGACGTTAACTCCTAAGGCTGGCTATCAGATTTTCCTAAATGATAGTAAAGGGAATATTTGTCATACTGGCGCTGTAATGTTTGTCGATACCAAATTTGTATATACCTACGAGGGTAATACATCAGGAGCATCTGGTGTTGTGGCAAATGGAGGCGGAGTAGCTAAGAAATCTTATCCGTTAAACTATTACCGAATAGCAGGATATGGAATTCCAAATTACAATTTTGTTCGATCGATCAACGCAACAAATACGACTAAAACAGCTAATACAACCGAACCGTGCAACAAAGATTACGCTGGAATATACTCCGTAATAGCATCAAGTCTTAATCTTCGTACAGGAGCTGGCAAATCAAACCCAATAATTGTTGCAATTCCGAAAGGTGCTAAAGTTACAAACTATGGGTTTTATATGATGGATGGTGAGGACGTTTGGCTTCATGTAACATTTGGGAAACAGGTTGGTTACTGTTCTAAGAAATATTTATCAAAATGAGAATTCAAAATGATTCGTAGGAAAGGAGAAAAATATGGGTGAGGTAATGTGTGACGTATCAAATAGTTCTAAAACATTACACAAGGTGCTGCTTGGGTCTTGCTCCAA